CTCTTCCGATCTTACCTTTACCAAAAATACTGATTAATTAATGCGCTTTCAAAGGTTGTTTTTTAGCGAGTAGAAAGTTACTTGCTTTCGATTTCTCCCAGACCCAATCATATTTAAATTCACTTAAATTGCTACAACGAAGAAGGCTGCTAAACGGTTCGCTGCCAAATAAAGCCGTAGGCGCATTTTCTTTCCTTATTCTTTTAATCTCCTTCCACATTTCATCAAAAGAAATAATTTTGTCCCACTGAGAAGATGTTGTACCAAAAGGAGGATCGCATAGAATTAAATCAATACTTGAACTTTGTAGGAGAGGCATTACTTCCAAACAATCATAGTTGTATAAAGTGATATCCTTACCGAAAGATATATTTTTCATAAGATTATAGTTTTATGCTATTGATTAGTTCTAAGAAACGCTCTTTCCCTTTAACCGTTACTAACGTTTGAGTTCCGGTCTTTTCTCCTCTTACCCATTCTTTTAGCTCGAAGTAAGTTCCTACATATTTGGCGACTGGTTTTAAAGTCCCTTTTTGATCCCTATATATGTACTTTTTGTCGATTAGAAAGAAGATAAACGCCTTTTCCGACACACCTAACAGTTTTGCTGTGTCTCTGAAATTAGTAAGACCACCTCTATCTACTATTTCATCGAAATACTCGGCTTTAGGCTTCATGTCTTTGTTCTCAAGTTGCAACCGTTCATTTTCCTCTACCTGTATAAGGAGCTCCTTTAAAGCCTCTTTGTACGTCTGTGGTAGTTTTGGCTGCATAGCTTTCAACGCCTTTTCCATTTCATTGAAGGCATTGATATAAGCCATCTTAAAACGCAAGGCTTTATCTCCCGTGAACCCCATTGCAAGGAGTGTGAACCCGTCACGGTTCATTAGGAACATAGGGTACTGCTGTTTGTTTTGCGGATGAATATACGTTGTCTCCTCGAACATGGGGGTATCACCAATTTTGGACACCCCATCTATCAATTCTCTGATGTCGCGTAGGATATGCTGATGCTCTTTCCCAAACACTTCAGCGATTTTTAAACTTGTAGTTACAACTTTGTTGTTTTGACCTTTAAATACTAATTCATTCATTTCTTTTCTCTTTTATTGCTCTTGTAAAACATATCTATTGTATCTCCAACGACTGCTATTAGTGCAGCCAATGCGATAGAAGTTACCTTTATATCATCCAAGTAATCAGGATGTATGCTTGTAGCTATTATATGTGCGGAAATTAGCATAATTGTTCTCATAGTCAAATGTAGTTTTCAACATTATACTTCTTTCTTTCTTCTTCTGTTAATTGCCTTCTCTCTCCACAACATTTACACCGCATATCGGCATAATACTTAGGAAAGGTAGGTGTTAGCTCCCAGATATGCTCTCCGCCATTAAGACAATCAGCTTTGTCTACTTCATAATAATAGCTGATACTGGTAGTATAGACGAATTCTTTATCGCAATGATGGCAATATTGGGTGTGAGTTTCACCCTCTTCATAACCATAGCCATCTTCATGGTCAATATTCAAACCTTTGCCACAATATGGGCATTCTACATCAAATTCTTCCATTGTTATTGTATTAGTAATTGGTTATTGTTTTAAATTCTTTATCTAAATCTATGCAGTGTTTTTTTTCATGGCATTTATTGCATAACACTTCTAAATATTTATCTTTATATTCCCACGCCATTTTGCCTTTTATATATATTTTATGATGAATTTGAAGATTGTCTTTGCATCCACATATTGAACACCTATATCCGCTTTTCTTTAGCATTTGATCTCTTCTATTGATCCATCTTTTGTCTTGAAGTTGCTTATAGTATGTAATAAATGATTTCTTGGGTTTAGAGAAACGTTTGTGTTTGCTGCGCGCAATTATTTTTTCGTAATCAGGATTATTCTTCATCCAATGATATTCTTCTACATCGTTTTTCATATTAATATTCTTTTAATTAGTAACAATCCAAGAACTTTGAGCCTTACGAGCAGGTAAAAGTTTGCCTAATGAGATATATTTCTATATCTATTGGCGTCAACTTTTGAAAGCTAACAACAGTAACAATCCTGTCACCCATCGCCCCTTTCGCAGTCTTGAATATCAACGTAAATAATTCAAGTTCACTCTAATCGGTTTACGTCCCGAATGCACAGGCATCGTTTATGCCATTGTGATTTGTACATTGCCCCTTGTGTCACATTTATACTTTCTTCCCAAGCGGTTTTTACTGCAATGATTTTCGGTGTAAAAAGAAAGCCGTATCAGAAGACTAATACGGCTGAAAACAAAATACCCGTATATGGTCAAATGTCAGAGCTACACATATACGGGTAATTGCTTAATATATTTAATATGAAAGATTTTCATTTATCCGAATTAGGCTCTGACCTCTAATACATCAGCAAATATCCGCATTCTTTTTGAATTATCAAAGCATTGTTTAACATTTAACGTTTATTATCAAAATGATTAATAAGCTCGTCTACGGTAGCCTTGTGATATTCTATCGGATCTCCTGCTCCAAAACGTTCAACTTCTATGTCAGCAATTTTGTTTTGATACCAATGATTCCCATCAGTAAACCACTGCATGTAGTTACTATCGCCCCTCAATGCGGCTATAGCAAGAAAAAGTTCCTCATTGGTTCCGCAATCAATAATATCTATTTCTTTAGAGAGAACATTTATATCATCTCTCATTGAATAAACACTTCTAACTCCAAATATAGAAGTGTATAGATTATTCCAACCTAAATATGGATTGCAATGATAACCAAGCTCTTTTAATTTATTCCTAAGCTCCGAATTATTCTTTCGTATAAAACATGGTTTTGTAAATCCCATAGTTATCCGTTTTTAAGTTCTTCCAATACTTTCTTTGCTATCTCATAGTGATTCAACTGCCAATCAGAACAGATGTCGTCCGCTTCATCATCGTAATGATTGACATGTACGTATAAGTCCAATTCCTCCCTAAACTGTTCTCCGCATAATCCATCGTCACCACAATCATCATACATATTCAATTCATGGGCTACTTCTTTACATTCTTGATGTGTGACGAAATCACCCACAGTTCCATCATAAGCATTTGTCTGACGGACATATTTTTGTCCTATCGTAATCTTTTCGCAACAAAATTCACACCTATGTTCTTTATTAGCTGTTGGATAAGTTTCTCTTAGTATTGTTGGCATAGTTATTCTCCTTTCTTCTTTTCATATTCCTCACAATGCAAATTATAAGCATAGGCAAACATTTTCAAAGTAACAGGCTCAAAAGCAAAGTCCGCTTGTTTGCCATCTACTACAACAGAAACACATAAATCTCCATCACAAAAATCAATATATGCCATAGCATCGTCATTCTCTTTGATAGCAAAGGTTTGTGTCTGTACAATATCCATGGTTATTAGTATTTAAATTTTAAACTTTCATTCAGTAAGCTATCTCTTTGCTCTATTGAATGTTCTAACGCTTTTATTAAAGAACGCTGAAAACAATTAATTAATAGAGAGGAAAATAGCGCAATGACTATAATGAAGATGATTAACTCACGAATCTTATTTTGAATCATTTCTACACTGTTTTGAGCACACAATAATACCTTCGCCACCACCGTCAATATCTATGTAGGACTTTTCCCTAACGAAATATTTGCAATCATAACAAGATTTTGAACCAACCTTCTTTTGGGAGAATGGGCACTTAGTTATGTAGTTATTCCCATATACAATAAAATCTATTTCCGTCATTTCTATTTAGTTATACGTTAAACACTTTTGCAACTATTGGTCTTAGAATATCATTGTTGAAATTACATTCTTCCATCAAATCAAGGCATTCATAAGGATTATCTTTTCCCCATGTTCTTGAATATTCACGTGCAGCTTCTTCTAATGTCTGTTTCATATTACTCTGTTTTACGGTTTTCTCTTAATTTTTCTTCAACATATTAAAGGGGTTCGGTCTCTCAGACTTAATCCCATCTTTAAAATCCATTATCAACTGATAAAGTTGGTTTCTATAAATATCACCTTCTTTATAGTCAGTTCTATAAAAACTGTCTTCCTGTAGCAATTTTACGCCTATACGTATTCAGTGCATTAAGATATACTGCTCCCCATTCTGTTAGTTCTACTGTAACAGTATCATTTAGGTCAATTGTGTCATCATCTTTTATAAATTCAAATTCACGAATCCAAAAAGCCCTCTTTAAAGGTTTCACAAAAATTGCTCCTGTGGAAAATAATTGTAGATCATTGTCTTTGTAGACAATTCCATTATATTTTGCTATCATATAAGTAATTTTAAAAATTAAACCAATTTTATTTTCATTTTGACATCAACTGGTGTATCTTTCATCGTCTTGAAGGCATCCAAGATTCTTTCTTTTACTAACCGAGGTTGTTCGGTCAATATTTCTCTTTCAATTAATTCGACAGGTATTTCTTTCCCATCGTATGTTATCAAACGAAGTTCAGTTATTACATATGGTTTCATTTAATTGGGTCTTAAATAGTTATTAAAATTCCTAAATTTAATATTAAAACCTCTCGGATTTTCCGAACTATTACTTTTAGTTATAACCCAAACACTTAGTGTGTGGTTGTATATAAATGCCATAGTTATTTTAGTTTTGTTATCTTTCCAATGCCTCATCCAAAGAAACTTTGTTGGGCGTTTTTAGGTAGTTATAACCGCTATTTCTAACTATCTTCATGTTACCAATAAAGGCAGTCTCAAAACCAAGTTCTTTCAATTCTAAATATTTCTTTTTACTCATTTGATTAGAAATGACATGTGATTGACCATAAGCATTTGGTTTTTTCTCTTTAGCATAAAGATTTACGGCTATCTCTCCGCCTCTGGTACGGAATATAGAATTATATTTAAGAGGAATAAAGACTCCCTCTTCTTCTATTCCATTTATTTCTTCCCTTGTGATAATGGCATTATTGAATGAAGTCAACTTTAATAATATTTTATAGTCTACCATTTATTACTCCTTTTTAAAATTTAGTTTTTCAAGCTTTTCGATCTGCTTTTTTAAAGAAGCAATCTTTTTGATTCTCATTTCTTCTGCTTTCTCAATTGCTTGTGATTCAATAGTAAAAGCGTCTTTACCAATGTAATAGCAATTGTAACCTTCAACTATCCAATATCTGCCATCAATAGCATATTTATATAATTTGGTATCAACTTTTTCTATACCTGTAGATAAGGCATGTTTTGTTATATATACTTTAGCCATGTAGCCCTCCTTGTCTCGTTAAGTTCTTTACACTAAAACATGCTAACCATATAATTACGCATGCACCAAATAAAATACTTCCCATGATTTTTGTCTTTAATTGTTAACGACTTTGTTTTTCAATTCTGCAATATCTGTTTTTAATACTTCTATTTGTTTATAAACCTCTTTATTAATTCCGCTAAAATAATCAATAGTGACTATAAGCCCTATAATAGTAATTATAAGGGCAGTTGTAAGAGCATAAATTTGATGTTTCATATCTATTTTGTTTTAAATTAATCTTCTGTATCACCACTATTTAAAATATCACAATGACAATCAATATAATCGTCTTCTGTATCCAATACAGGATTGTTTATTATTTCCCACATAATTCATTTGATTTTACTTGTAATTCAAGCGTTTTCGGATGTTTCATTTGCGTATCTATAAATTCTATTATATAGAGATTGTTCTCTTTTACGCCAAATATATCTTTTATGATATAATATGTTTTGATTTGATACCTTTTTTCGGGATATTTGATCCTAAAATAATTTTCCACTAAATTTACTTCATTCATAATTCTTTTTTATTTTTAAATAAATCGCAACCTTTTGTATTATTGCTTACTGACAAATGGTAATCTTTATTCCAACTTTCGGTTCCATGAGATCGGAAGAGCGTCGTGTAGGGAAAGA